AATCTTGATGTATTTCGTTTCACTTCAGCGATGTCTGCTTTAATATCTTTTAGATATTTAGCCGAATATCCTGTATTTTCACGTATTTCTTGTAATTCCAAATATGAGTTGGCCAATATGGTTCTTGTTTCATCGGCTATATTATAAATTCCAACAGCTTGTGCTGTTAATGCACTTATATTACCTCTCAATTCTGTAATAGCAACTGTCTGTTGTTGTTCTGATGTCTCAATACGCAAATTCGATTCATATAAAGCAGTGAACCTGCCATTTAATTCATCGGCAGCATTTTGAGACATTGTTTCAAATCCTTTTGAAGATGCAGACTGTTGTTCTTCGCTTCCTCCCTTGTATCCGGTTATATCTGCTATGCTGTCACGCATTGATAGTGCCTCATCTACCATATCTTCCCATCTATCCTTCAATTCGTTCATTTGGTCATCTGTAAGGTTTCCATTTTGCCCACTCATCATTTGCGCCCAGTCGTCATACCATTTTTTCAAGTCTTCATCAAATACGTCTCCAAGCTGGTAGTTCAGCAAAGACTTCATCATGTATTCTCCAAAGTCGTCAGCAAAGTCTTGTGCATCTGCATCCATATCAAGCAGTGTGTTCATAAAACTGTCTCTCAGGCTGTCAAATGACACTTGCGTGAGATTTTCATTTATTTGTGCGGTCAGATTTTCTAGCTGACCGGCAAGATCTGCATAGTTTTCCCAATATTCAGACTTGTCATATTTGCCGATGTCGGTTATTTCATTCCATATTTCACGATTGTAGTCTCGTATATATGCCATCTGTTCTGGCGTCAGTTTGAACATGTCCTCATATGAATTGACAGAACTGATACTGTAGTTTGCGTTAGGGTTTGTTTTTAACCATTCGATAAGGCTTTTATTTATGCTGTCATATATTCGAGAACTTGTGGCCGCATTACCATCTATCGCCTCACCCCAATAGTATGCGTTTGAATGGTGTGCTCCAGTGTAAGACATTTGCGCTTTCAGTATTTCAAGAGTTTGACGATTCAGTTGCTCTTGTGCATCTTTTGCTTGTTCGTAGTTTTTTATGGCTTCACCTCCTGCGCTTTCGTCCATTTTGTCTTTTAGACGGTCTATGCTATCACGAAGTCTGTCATTGCTGTCAGTCAATTTCTCTGTAAGTTCTGTAACATATTCAACGTTTCCTTTACCTATTCCCAGGCCTAAGATATTGTTGAATCCGCTTAGTATTCCCTTGACGGCACCTATACCATTAGATAATGCTCCGACAAAATTGCCGCTCATAGCATCTTTTATGAAGTTTGATGCAGACTGAGATGCATTAGCCAAATCGCTTATACCTTTGCCAAAATCATTACTCATATCAACACCCAATTGACTGAATAGGTCGGGGAGTGATTGAATGTTTGAATTAATTAGTGACATTATGTCACTTATAGCCTGTAGTTTATTGCCGAAACTGGTAAGGAAATTGTTGAGTTTTGTTCTTGCTCCGTATTCATCATTTTGTGCCTTTACCAATTTCTGGGTTGTGGTTGTCAGTTTACGTTCACTGCCAGCTATATCATCAAATGATTTCTTTACATTTTTATAAATATCGCTGTCTTCACCAAATAAACCGCCAATTTGTGATAGTATGTTGTCAAAGTTGGAAGTAATTATATCTTTTGCCCCGACACTTATTCCTGATGTCTGCAAATATCCTGCTACGCTTTCTCTTTGTTGGTTTAGGCTATTCTGCATTTCCATCATTTCGTGCATCAACGAATTAACGGTACGCTCAGCCTCTGCCACTTCCATCTCTATTTCTTTGCGTCTCTGTGTCATGGGCAGTATTAGCCCAAGTGTGTTCTTAACCTCATCGTTTTTTTCAACGATTGCAGTATTTATCTTATCTATCTGTTCTACGGCAGTTTTGTATTCTTCAAGTCCGAGATTTCCGTCTGAAAGCATGTTCCTTAGCTGCTGACGTATTCTTTCGAGTTGGCTGATTGTCATATCTCCGAGGTTACCGAATACATCTTCCCAGTTCATGTTTCCTTTTATCTGTTCAAAATCAAGCTTAGACAGTGCATCATCCATTGATGCTTGTAACGAAAGGCGTTCACCTTCGCTTTGAGCCTTGTTGATCTTGTCTGAATATTCCTGAGATATTGCTAGGCGTTTCTGTTGATATGTGCCATAGTTCTTGAGGTATTCGTTTAGTGCTTCTTTTTGAGCATTAACCTCATTTTGGATTTGACTTTTTTCAGTATATTCTTTTAACAAGTCATAAGATGAACTGTCTACCGTGATATTGGAAGAGTCGAAACTGCGTTTTTTATACTTTGGATTTTGTTTAGCTCTAAGATCTTCTTTTGCATCGAAGATTTCTTTCTGTCTTTGAATTTCTTTTTGGATATATTCTTCTTTAGCCCGGTCTATTGCTTCCAGTTCCTTTTTATTATCATATTCTCTTTGTGCAATAGTCTTATCACTGCCGTCAGCCATAGCGTTTATCCGGGCTTGCTCAACCTGATTTTCCAATTCTTCCGCTTCTTTCGCGCGTTCTATAGCTTGTTTACGCTCTATTTCCGAGATTTTATTCTCTTGTTGGATTTTTGAATTGTACGATGTTATTGATGTGTTGTTCCTCTTATTATCGTATTCAGCTGAATATGGCTTTAGCTTGTTCTCGACAGATGTAATCTTTCTGCGAAGTTCCATTCCTTTTTTACCTGCGGCTTCTTTTGAAGAAAGAGCATCAAGTTGTCCCTGTAATTCTTTTTTCTGCTTTTCCCAATAAGATTTATTATCTACTTCTTCCTTATTCGATACCTTTGTATCTGAACTTGCGTCAGAGAATATAGCTTCAGCTGCTTTATAGGAATCTCTCAGATTCTTTGTCGCATTTTTCATGCCTTGCATCCAAGCCTTGCTATTGCCGTAATTAGCATCACCACGGAACACGTTCGCAATAGTTTCAGTAAGTCCTTTTGAAATTGTACCCGTCTTTTCAAGTTCTTTTTTTATGCTGTCAATAAACGACTTTGCTTTCTTTTCACCAACGGCATTAGTGAGTTCTTTATATAATTTGCCTGCACTTTTCCCGTATAATTCTCCGTATTCTTCCTGTGCTCCCTTTATTGCACTTTCCATTCCACGTGCTTTTGCTGCTTTTTGAACAGCTATAGTAACGGCATTATAAGCACCTTCAACATTCTTTAAAGTACGTATTTCTTCACTAAGTCCATTAAGATATGTCCCATATTGATCAATAATGGCAGCTTTTGCAGAGTTGTATTCATCTGTTCCTTTTTTGGCATTTTTAAGTTTACCAAACAACCTGTCCACTTCAGCTATTTCCGAAGCGACTTCTTTTTCGTAATTAGCCGAAGCCTCATTCAGTCTTTTTTGACTTTCTGTAGCATCATTTGTCCCTTTCGTAAACATACAAACGGCTGTTCCTATTCCAACTATTGCTGATAAAAGGGTTACAAATACATTTGATTTGGCAGCCATATTAAATGCTTGTTGCGCTGCGGTTGCCAGCCCCATTTCTTTTCTGTACATGGCTATCAGACGGATGCTGTCAACGAATCCAACAGCTTTCTGTGCTATGGCAGTAGTAATTAAGGCTGCTTTGTATGTTCCATAAGCAGCTATTAAACCACCAATCACAGACAATACATCATCAAGGCTTTCAACCAAATTTTCAGCAGTTCCAATTCCAAACTCGAAAACTTCCTTATATTTGTTTCCGAATTCTACCAATTTAGTAAATAAAGTATCTTCTATGTTAGCAATCCTTTGCGGCCAGGTACCTGCGGAATTTTCAAGCATATTATTGAATTTTCCTCCCTCACTGGTCATGCTTTGAAAAGCCTTTTCTACGTCTTTAAACCCGATTTTACCCTCTTCGACAAGCGATTTTATTTGGTCTTGTGTCACTCCAAGATTTTTAGCTATTTCTTCAACAACATTCACACCTCTACCTTGGAACTGTTGTATGTCTCGCCAATAGGCACGGCCTTGTACTCTTAACGTACCATACAGATAAATTAACTGTCCTAAAGGGATTTGCAAACCTGAAGCCACATCACCCAGCATAGACAGTTCATCGACCACATTGTCAGCAGACGAACCATAGGCGAGTAGTTGCTTTGCTCCATTTGCGACTTCATCCAAATTAAATGGAGTTTTCTTCGCAAATTCACTAATTTCTGCCAGTAATGCATCAGCTTTAGACTTGCTTTGAAGAATTGTAGAAAGAGCCACATCTAGTTGTTGCATCTTTCCTGTAGCATCAATCACATCCGATACAAATTTCTTTATCGCTACCAACCCTCCTAATTCAATTGCAGTGCGTTTTAAAGAATCAGTCAGTGATTTCATCACCTCATCGGCATTATTTCCGCCTTGCGCAAACTCTTTATACTCCCTTGTAAGTTTTCGTACTTCAAGCCTGTTCCTTGCCTGCTGATCCTGAAGTTCTCCCATTGCATATTTCTGCTCGTTTAAAGCAGCTTTTGTCCTGTTCAATTCTGCAAGTTTTGCATTTGAATTAGGAGAATACTTACCCATCTTTGAATATTCATCAGACAAACGTCTTACATCATCCTGTGTATCACGGATGATTTTTCTTTGTTTGATAATTTCCTCTGTAAGTTCATCAGAAGCCTTTGAGGCTGAGTTTAGCTTATTTTTCAGGTCATTCTCCATCACAGCACCAGCCTTGGCCGCTTCTGTCACAAGTCCCATCATCTGCTGACGAGCGGCTGCCAATTGTGCTTCTAATGCCTTTGCTGAAGCAGGAGACTTGTTTACGTCCATTTTCTTTAGCTGTGCTTCCAGCTTCTCACATTCCTGTCTCAGACGTATAACCTCGTCATAGTCCGAGCTTACTTTAAAGTATAATATTGCCATGTCTATTTTTTGTTTCTTCTTCTTCGTGAGGCCATATCCTTACCCTTTACTTTTGTAACCTTTGTCCCGGTAACGGTATGGAGCTTGTCACGCTGCATTAATACTAAGTTTCTGTATGGTATTTCATATACCACTTCCCGGTATGTCAGATGCAGATTTTCCATGAACGATGCGATCTGTCCTAAGAGAGTGTCATTTCCTACAACTTCGGTTTCGCTGCCAGCAGGCTTACGTTCTTCGCCAAGCTGGCAGCTTTGAGAAAAACCTTTGAGTCAATCATAGAGAGTGCTTCATCCAATGCGTTCACATTCTCTTCATATGTTCCTTTTGCTAGTTCTTCACTTAAACTTTCGTCACCAGCTATCAGCCAGGAAAGAGCTTTGCTGTAAGCCTCGCTTTTTCCCAAGGAGAGCAGAACATCTTTCAAATTGTCTGCTTCTTGAACTCCAGACAGATAGGATATAGCTCCGGCCAATTTATGTATAGTAGGAGGGTAGACCGTGTAAACTTTCCCGGCTACAAATACTGTTCTGAAATCACTGCCGATAATGGATTCTGATATAATTTTCGCTCCTTGATTCATAATTTAAAAGAAAAAGGGTGAAGCTTGATATAGCCCCACCCGTTAAATAATCTTGAAAAACTAACCGCCACTTTCTTGAACTAGAGTTATTTTCTTCTCAACAGTCTTGAAGGCATCAGACAGAGAGGTTGGTATGCTTCCTGACTGAGTGGTATAGCCGGCCTTTGACACTTCATAAGAAACGGATGTCCCAGATTTCACCCTCTTGGACTTGACCGTTTGCCCATCCAGCTTTACTGTCGCATCAGAAGGCGTTGCTACGACCTTTACATCTGTTCATGCTTCTTTTACCTCTTCTGCATCGAACCAGTATTCTGGAGCAATGGCAGGATCTTTCGGCTCCAACTCTACTGCACTTACAGGAAGGCCAATAGCCTTGTCTGTGGTTGCTTCACGGGCACCGATGCCAGCGCGAGGAATCACGCAATACTGATCGTCATCGGTCAGGGATACAATCAACTTTTCGATGTTCACCTTGCCTCTTGCACGCTTCCAACCTTTGTCCGTGTTGATGACATCACCACCCATCAAGTCTTTCTTGGTCGGGTAATCATACTCACCAATAGTAAAATTGACAGTCACATCGCCCATATCCTTATCACTACGGTAAGTCTGGCCTGTGAGCTGGTTCTTGTAGTTGGTACGACTAGCTTCTGCTTCTTCGAGCGTCCACGTGTCCTGATGAATGTTCTTTACCTCTTTCAAGGTTTCACCCTGCAAGAGAGTATGCAAGGCCTGTCCGGTCAAATCAGCCGTGATAGCACTTGTTTCTCCATACCAAAGTTTCTTGATATTCACGGCTGTGATTTTCTTTGCTTCTGCCATATTATTTCACGTTTAAAACTTCAAATAAAATTCTTACATTTACATAATGACACTTTAAGGCTGTGTCTTCCTCTGTTCCAATTGACTCGATGGAATAATGATAGGTAGTATCGTCATAACGTCCGGTTATGCCGTCAAACAGCTTTTGAGCCTGTTTCTCCAGTTCGTTCAACCGGATGGTATTGGCTTCACCTTCCTTCAGATCAGGAACACAGAGGTTCACCTCAACAAAAGACTTCTTCCAGTACGTGCCCGGCTGTTGGCTTTTTGAGTGAATAACAATCCTTTCAGACTTCAATTCACCCGTAAGTTTCTTGCCATGAGGTATGATGGATATTCCGAAAGGCTGGCAATCACGGTAAAGTATGTTCGCTATGTCAGTGGTTACTATCATTTGATTTCCTCCTTCAATCGTTTCTCAGCAAATAGGGCTGCACCAGTCAAGACTTCATAACCTTTGGATTCAACGAACGAAGCGTATTCGGCTTCATTCCTTAACTCCAGTCCATCATCCTGAACTGCATACTTGTTTGATTTACGGAGTGTGCCGGTCTGGTTCTGGTAACTGCCATGCTCTATCGCATAATTGACAGCTTCCTTACCAACCTTTTCTTCAACAGCTTTAACCTCGGCATAGCCTTGCTCGAAAAAGCTATCAACATCAGAAAAATCAAATTTTACAGCCATATCTCTGAGTAACCAAAATAATTTGTATTCTTAACCATGTAAACCTTGCCAGTTCCACGGATATTCTCACCCTCCATACATCTGACTTCATCACCAGCCTTCAGTGAGATTCTTTTCTCACAGACTACGTGATAATTTGGTCGGTACACCTCGCCGTTCTCCGAAGTAAACTCTTTTGTTGAGTTATCATCACAGCGGCACCGACATATTTCCTGCCAGCTTTCTTCACCGGTTCCGGGAATGGGCCGGCCGAACTCGTCTGTTTTCATCAGAGTAAAGACCTTAACCTGTAATGTATGTGGAGCAAATATCATAGGAATTTGACTTTAGGCTTATCTGACAGCGTGTCTTCAAGTCCGTACTTCTTACACAAGAAAGAATAGTATTCCTTCAAGCCCTGAGTATTCCAGGACATAGAGAAACCGTTTTCGCTGATTGAAGTGGCTCTAAGTAATAGAGAGGGGATGAACTTCGCCATAGCTACCGACACGAGACCGATGTTTGACTGGTCCATCTCATCCTCTCCGCTTATTCCTGAAGACAGACTTATCTCCAAAAGGTCAGCCTCCGACAAGTTGATGCCGAAGGTCTGAAACTTCTGTGATATGTAGTCTTTTACTGTCATGCGTTCATTGTTGTCAAGTCGATGTTCACAATCTGGTTCGGGTTCGCAATCTGCGGAATCCACTCCGCGGTGTATTCCAGATAACGGCCGTTGCCATCCTTGTAACCGGAGATGAGCATATCACCGTCAGCCTGAGTATAGTTGCGGCCCGGTACACCGTCAACAGCTTCGTAAGGAGTGTGGAAACGCATGTAACCAACCTTATCCTGAGGAAGCAGTGTAATATGGTCATCGGCGTAAATCTGCACGTTCTTGCCAGACTGGTCAAGAACATAATCTTCCTTGATTTCAATAGCCGGCAGGCCAATACCAGTAAAGACGGTGGAAGCCAGTTGAGAGGTAATCAATCCGGTTGACATATACATCTCGTTACCGGTAAGCTGCATCTTGAACTTATCACCGAACTCACTCGAACCGATAATATTTTTCACGAATGTTCCTCGTGACATAATCATCTTCGGGAAGTTGCCGTAAGTGGCCTTCAATTCATTAATCTGCTGCTGCAGGTATGTGATGAAGTTGGCCTTCGCTCCGGCTTCGGGGGTAATGAACTTGAACGGAAGTTCGATATCCAGCAGGTCGATTCCTCCGGCATTGTCGTCCTTGTTTTTCACTTGAGCCTTACCTGTCATCAGCAATGAACCGACAACGATGTCCATGCGCTTATGTGCGGCAAGGAGTACCTGACGATAGTCATCGTAGATGAAATTCACGATGTCCTGCATGGCGGCAACTTGGTCGGCAGCCTTTGCGGCATTGAACTTGTCAACCAAGTCCTGCAGTTCAGACAAGCGGTCAATGGAAATCTGGTAACGGTCACCTAAATAGGCTATCTCACCATATCCAGAACCGATGTTCCTACGCTCACGGATAGGTTTCTCCCCGTAGCGTGAGTTGATAGAACCGGCCATCACGCCAGTAACCTGACCAATATAGTCTTTGAACACACGAGTTGTCGTTCTACGGAAGTCCAGGTACTGCTGCCAATAGATTGTATCCTTACGAGTCTGAAGGACGCGTTGGATAACGGCACTTACGATATTAGGATCGTTAAACAGTGTATAAATAGTTAGCATCATATCTTTGTTCTCCTTTTTTATTTACTTGCTATAATACCAGCTGCTCTCAATGATGCAAGAAGAGCATTAATTTTGTCTTTTTCATCTCCGCCTGCAGCATCATCAACTTTTGCACCCTGTTTTACCAGTCCCAAGGTGCTTGAGTTAGCTGCCTGATAGGTAGTGTTATTGTCTGTCCACGGAACTTCGACATAAGCTTTGCCGCCTTCCAATGCCACCGGATATTTCTTTCCGCTTTGGGTAAATCCTAATTGAATTCCTCCCATTACGGAATCCGAAGCTTCAGGCAGTTCATATGAAACACCAGCTGGTGACTGAACACCTGCAGCGTTGAACTGGAAATGCGGCATGTTAGCCTTGTCGATGTCTGAGAATGGCATGGCTAACTTGGTAGGTTCTATTTCAAACGCACGCATCAAAAGGGCAACCAGTACAATGCCATTCTCTACTTGTTTCCTCTCATACAAGGCGGAGTTTGCAATAACTTTAGGTGTAGTACCGCTAACTTCTGTAGCTTCATAAAGTATTGTGCCGGCCTCTAAAGTTTCGCCGAAGTCGGCAGCCAACGTCAGTTTATCGAAGGCTTTGTCTGATTTGTCAATGTCGTTAATGGTTGCTCCATGTGCACCGTTTCCAAGATGCATACCCACATAAGCCAAAGAGTTCTTCTTGATCTTCAATGTGGTGTTGGAACCGGTTGTAAATTTCTCATATACTTCTACACGGATTGCCACCTGGGCTGTTTTCTTCACCAGGTCAGCGGCAATAGGTGTAAAGGATGGTAAAAACGAGCCAACAACAAGGTTGGTCGTGTCCAGCTTATAAGGGCCTCTGCGTCTTACACCTGTAGAAACATCATAACGTTCCTCGATTGACGGTTCCGGCTCAATGTTATACTTAAATCCTGCTGCCATAAATTACTTGTTTTTTTGTTCGACAATAGATTTTGTGTCCGCCTCAATCATTTTGGCGAACTCGCTTGCTTCCTTATCCTGCTTTTGTTCTGCAGTTTCAGGGGCTTGTGCGAATTTGAAGCCGCTGTTAGACATATCCTGTTTCATGTCCTTGAAATAAGTGTCCAAGTCCGTGTTCTCTGGAATGTTGCGGTCCTTCAGCATAAATTCGGGAATACCGTACTTTTTTGCTACCTCCGAAATCTGAGAATTGCGCTGCGCCTGCGCTTTTTCTGCTTCGTATGCAGATAGTTTTTCAGAAAGACTTTTATTGGAATCAATTAGAGCTTGAGCCCATGCAGGAACTTCGTCTTTTTTCTCATCTTTCTTTTCGTCTTTCTTTTCTTCCGGGTCCTCGATAGGCTTACCGTCTTTCAGTCCATGCTTCTTCTCGTAGTTTGAAACAGCGGAAGTCTGTGCCTGTCCTGCACGGAAATCACCATAGTTTTGCATCACGTCCTGAAATGAGATACCCTCAACGATGGAGTTTACCTTCGTTTCGTCCGTTACACCCTCAGCCTTTTTCGTTGCTATACGGGTAAGTGTGGCAGTATCCACCCCAACGAATTTTTGTTGCAGTCCTGCCAAGATTTGTTCAAAGATTGTCATACCGTATGAGTTTGATTAATAATTTCATACGGTAAATTTACTTATATAGAAAGGGAATGTGAAATTTTAAGGCTAACGATACGAAACAATTATGGGAATGTTCGTTTTTAGGCAAAAAGAAAGCGTGACTACCGGAGTAATCACGCTGAAATACGTTTAAGAATTATCTTACAACAAATTTATAGCCGCCAGTTCTTCCGTCAGGGCATTAATACCTTTTTGGATCTTTTCTAATTGCTGTTTACGTGGCTTATGTACTCCTGCCGCATAGTGCCATAACTGGCGTTCGTTAATTCCTGTTATCCGACTCAAAGCTGCTTTGGTGAAGATACTGCTGTAATAATTAATGAAAGTGGCTGCATCTATCTTGAACTTCAGAGTGAACTCTCCTTTGAGAACCTCACAAGGGTTCGGATTGTCCTCCAGATACAAGTCTATGGCTTCCTTCATGTTCTCCTCAATTTCCCTTATGTTATTACCGACCGTAATAACTGGAGCATCTTCAATGTAAGCACTGAGATTATTCCCAGCATGTTCGACAATCACTTCTACAGTTCTCATATTGACCTCCATTTTATAGTTTAACAAAAGAGGCGGGGGCTATTTTAGCCCCGCTTGCCTCAAAATGCTGTAATAAGTGCCTTTTTCAACGCCTTTCTTTCCATGATTCGGAACGACTACCGTTATTCCATCTTTCTCAAACTTCATGTGGCTGCCCTTCTGGCTCTTTAGAATGAAGCCGTTGTCAAGCAACATAGTTACAACCTCTTTAACTGATTTGTAACTCATAGCGTTTACGACTTAATTACAATGCAAATATAGTAAAAATACGAACAAGTACAAAATAAATATTCGTATTTTTACTATATTTATAATAAATAGAGATACTGCAATACTACATAATACAAATAGTATTATTTTACAAACTACTCTTTCCGTTTATTTCATTAATTTTCTTTTGTTTCTCAATGTCATTCTTCTGTTTTTCTTCCTGCTCCTCCTTGATGGCTTCAATCTCATCCAAAACAGAATCAACGTTCCCCACAAAAGTAATAGCCCGTTGCTGCGACCATATTTCACCATCTTTGGCTTTGATGGCTGTGTCAATCTTGTCTTTGATGTCCTCCAGCTTATATGGCTGCATCTGAACATCTATATCAATTGTCTCGGAGGCTGCTTCAAGAGTTGTATTAACTGAGCCTAAAGCGGAAGTCAGGAAATTTACACGCCGTTGCATGAATTCGCCGACAGTTTCGTTCAGGTTCTCCACATTCAGATGGGTGGACATAAATACATAATCGAAAGTTACACCGGAAACAGCATTGCCTGTACCTTTCAGCGCGTCGAATGAGATACGCGGCGTATTGGTTAATCCATAAATCTGACTCAGTAAGGTCTCAACCTCGAATTTAACTGTATCAGGGACCTGACTCCATGTCAGATATTGGGCATTAGCTCCCTGCCCGGTCAGCTCGACCACTCGGTTCTTGAACTCACCAGAGAAATTCTGCACATCTCCAAATAACATTAGGATAGGGAAGAAGTGGTAGTCGATACAGTCCGCATAATTGGAAAGAAGTTTCTCCAGTCTTACTCGGAGACTCTTGATCTTTTCACAATACGCTTCCGGACGGTACATGTAAATTACAGGGAGTTTCTTGAATCCATGAGCGAACGATCCTTTGTCTGTCCAATTACTTGTCAGTTCCCACTGATAAACCATATCCTTGGTGATGGTCATAAAGCATGTAATCTCCACATCATCCAAATCTTTCTTCTTGTATTCACGGGAGAGGGCTACCAAATCTCCATTGTCATTGAAGAACGGATAGAGCTTGTCTCCGCGGAACGGGGACCAGATGGCACTCTTCAGACGATATTCAGGTTTTGATTTGCCGAAGATTCCGGCAACCTTGCGCTTAAGCTTTGCCCAGAAGCCGTCGTCCTTCACCACATACCAGTATTCTGCCACTTCCTGCTCTGACAACCATGCTCTGACAACCTTTTTGTTCTGATACTTCAGCTTGTTCTTCTTGAACACTTGTTTCAAAGCTGAAAGAAGACTTTCTTCTGACTGGTCCGGCTGACAGTCAAGCGTCGGCTCTGTTCCTACTGTGAAAGCTGTCTGAATGTTTACGATGTCCTGCTCGATAGGAAGGGCTATTCTATTTGGTTCAACTTCTTTCTTAACCGCCGGCTCAATGTATTCTTTACCTGTTGTCGGGTCGGTTATTCTTTCTTCAGGCTTGGTGGTGATTTTTATTTTTGGGTATTTCTCCTCGTCAATCACTATCTCATGCCTATTAGGATTCCAGTCATTATAAAGAGCATGAGCATTGGGATGTTCTGTTTTTCTTCCTTTCTTCAGATAGTAGATTTTTCTCTCTATCTCAGGTATCGCTAAAATTTCCTCTAAAGTTCTCATATACTAAAATTTAATGTCCAAATACTCCTGAAATGTCTTTCGGTTTCATAATCCTGCCTAGAAGTTCTCCCAGCACATAATACCGCGCAGCGTCAATGCCATGGTTATCGTGGTCTTCCGGCTCGTTGATGTAGTTTCCGTCCTTATCCTTTGCCCAGACATAGTTCCTATACTCCCTCTGCAGGTTGTAGGAGCGTCTGGTAATGTACATCTCCATTCCCTGCATCTTGTCAATACCCGCATTGACAGAACCTTGCCCCTTTTCTACTGGATAAATCTTGATGCCTCCGTTGTGGATTTCCTGAATAAGTCGCGGATCCGCACTGTCAGCAATCACTCTAAGATTCCAAGGACGCAAGACTTTTATGATGTCGCCGGAAAGCAATCCGGTTCTATAATCCACTTCATCCAGATAAAGAGCATTGTCTATGATTCCACATCGGATAGCTGCTGTGGGGTCATTGGTATAACCAAAATCCAATCCTATAGCAACTTTCTTGCACCACATCGGGAACTCATCCACGATGCCCCATTTCTTAAACACGGCACCCTCGGCCACGTCAGCCCAGCGTCCTATGACAACATGAGCATACTTCTCCGGATTCTTCTCCTTCATTTCCTGGACTTCATTCAGAAACTCAGGAGAAAGGTTCTCGATATTATCGAAGTAGGTTGTATGAATGTGAAGGACATTGGGATGTGTAGAAATCTGTACCTGCACGCCGTCAATCTCGACCAAGCGGTGGGTATTCTCGATGTATTTTTTGTAAATGAAATGGTTAGAGTCACAGGGATTCATGATAATGATAATCCGATTCTGGATTCCTTTCTTACGGATGGAGAGCATAATCTTGTCAAACTCTTCTTCACTGGTCCATTCCTCCGCCTCATCACAGACAAAGGTGGTAATACCCTGGATGGACTTCAACTTCGCCGTCTGATTCCCGGAAGAGGTCTTGATACCCCGGAACATGATACGACTGCCGGTCATCCGATTTACTATGTCCGTCTTGGTGGTCTTGAAATACTTCGTGGTGCCGTCCAGTTCTATCTTTTCCATCATCTCTGGAATGATAGACATGCCGGCAGATACCATCGTGTAGCGAGTGTATAGAATCTGGTGGACAATCTTCTCAACTGGAGTCTGCTCAAAGGTCAGTCGTTCGATGAAGGTGGAAGCGTTGAAAGACTTGCCCGAATTATGCGTAACCGTTCCATCAGAATGCAGATATCGTTGGTTTCCGTCAAGACAAATACCACACCAATCTCCAATTCCAGCAGACTCTATTGAAAGTTGCGACAAATGCCAATCTTTATTTTTATGAACATCAGCTTTGTTTACAATTTTTCTTTCTACCTTACAAGGTATTTTCCATGTATCACCATTGATATGAACGCGAAAAACTTTGCCGCAATCTTTTCCGCTACAACGTGCGTTCTTCTCGTTAATACTTGTTCTAAAGCCAAGAGTATCTGCAATATATTTTATTTGTCTTGCAAGTATTTCATTCTTTTGCGTGATTTCATATCCATTGCGACACATCGTTCCATCGGTGTCAAGTAGTCCTGCAAGTAATTCTAGACGTACTTTTTCACTATTTGATATGTATTCTTGTGGAACATGTTTATTCCCAATCAAATCGTAATGGCGTAAAATATCCATTATGGGATTCGTCAGTCCACAGTTCTTGGCAAGTCGGAATGTCTTAGCTTTACCTCTTACTCCATTGATTGAAAGATGCAAATTGTGATTTTCTGCATACTCATTAAGGTACTGTTCAATTTCTATATCAGGAGTTGTTATTTGTGGATATATGCTTGTTCCATCACCCAACCATAAGCCAAGCAAATATGGTTCTAGTTTAACGGGACTTTCTTTATAGGGTATTGAATTTGTCTTATATCCTCTAAAATGTTCCTTAAAACGATTGCTGCGATTCAAATAATCAGTAATACGCATATCCGTGTATTCTTCAAAGTCATTGTATCTTCCTTCATTTATAGAAATTTGACTTTTCTTTAAGCTGAGGATATGTGCATCATTTACAAAGTAATCTTCTGCACTTGTTTGTCTGACACGGAACATTTCGCTCCTGCCTTTCATCGTAGCAAGGACATTGCGGGGCGTGCCATCGTCACCCATGACACAATCTCCAACTTTAATATCTTTAATTTGCTTTATTGTCAAATCAGACATTATAATTCCTTGCGTAGGTGTCTCACACCCACGGCCACCGGTAATGAGGATAATGAACTTATTCCTGTCTGTGTATAACGGATGATATATTTCTTGAGGAACAATCATTTCAGCTTGTCTTTAATCCATGAATCAATTGAAATTCCGTGGTCAATATCCTGAGGAATATCAGCGTCCTCATCCTGCCGACGTTCAACCTTTCTCCACTCTTCGTCATGGTGATACAACCAGACGGACATGGCCTGAAGATTTGGAGCGAGTTCGCTCTCACTCACCTGAAGTTCTTCTTCGCCGGTCAGATTGCCGTCCTGGTCTTTCAGCTTTCTAACTACGGTACTCTTCGTCTTGATACCACCCAAGGCCATAGCAAGGAACTTTGCACGTACTGCAGCAGTGATTGTCGCACGTCCGCGCGCTAACACTTCGCTTAATTCGCAGTGCTTACTCTTCTTCTCACTGAATGTTTGGGGGCATAGGCCTAAAGCGAAAGCAATCTCTTTGTCCGTGAATCCCTTCTTGGCATACATTTCCACTTGAGAGAGAAACTCCTCGCTCTTGTAGTCAAATTTGGGTTTTCGTCCTGTATGTTTGCTTTTTTGAGATTCACTTTTCATAACCAAATCATCCGTTATTGTTACCCATATAAATGCGGCGAGAAACAGGCTTATTGCCATAGATATCAATTCCTCTCTTTGAAAAATAACTGTCTATTCTCGCTGCATATCTTTCCATTATAGACCTCGTTCTGTTTCTTATACTTCTTTGCCTGTCTGTACCAAGCCCGTATTGCCTTCCAGCGTTGTACATTATTCGTCTTGACTGTTGATACAGCTGGCTATATGTTTTCTTTCTAACTCGGCATTCCTCCTATATTTTAATTTCTTATTCAATCCTTTCTACCTGCTCATCGAGTACCTCTCCCTTTACAAATTTGGCATACGGGTCATAACCGAACCTTTCACAGAAGGCCGCCTTCGCCTCGAACGTATCGAAGGAAAGCATTAAGTAAGCATCCATATCCTGAGCCTGCTTTTGGGCTGCTTCTTTCACCTGCTGTTTTACTTCCTTCATGTGTGCCACCTTTTCGGCTCTTTCCATCTGCTTGGCAGCTTTCTCGGCTTCTTTCTGTTCAGTTAATGGAGCCATCATATCCTCCAAAGCGTCCGCAATGGAGTTTTCTTCCTCTGTTTGGAGAAGGAAATCACAACCGATAATGTTCAAGTCTGCTGCCGTTAGTCCTGCATCCTGATAGTCAATATCAGGGACCAGTCGAGCCAAAGCGTCAAAATCCCAGGTTCCTTGCGCGTTCGGGTTGTTCATCAGAATGTTCAATTCCTTTTCCTGCTTTTCGTCCACGTCAATTACATCGACACGGAGCCTGTAGTCGTTTTCCGGGAATTTTTGAAGTTCATCCATAACCGTCAGGCGTTGGTGCCCAGACACAACAGTAAGTCCGGTCCGCTTGTTGACTACGATTCCACCAACCAAACCGAATTTCTTAATCCCCCGTTTTAACGTTTTTCGTGATTCCTCGGATAGCTTCCGGGGATTATAATCCGCAAAGTGAATGGCGGAACGGTTAAGTTCTACCGATTCACTCTTTACGTACTTTGATAGTTCCATGTTAGCCATTACTTAGAGCCATTGCACGAGAGCGGACCCTATTATACGCAGGAACCGCTCTATTATAAAACCTATCTCTAACACCTTGTGGCATGTTCCTTCTACCATAATCGGTATCACGATAATTTAATGCACGAGCTAATTCCATAACTCTCTGACCTTGAGCGTCAATTTCTGCTAATGTCTTTTTCCTTCTGACTCAGCGTTCCTCCTATTAATTTTGTTTGTTATAATTATAATATTCTTCCTGTTAGCTTAAATGTATATCCATTTACACTCTTATAACCTCGTTTCCCATTCAAACAACTTGTAACATTTCCGTTGTTCAAATTATTAACGCGGCACATTTCTCTTATGCTTGGATATGTTCCAATAACGACACCATCTTTTAACAACTGCACCTCCTTTTTGGGGCGTTCACACATGTTGTTACGTGGAATATATAAACCTGTTCTAATTGCGTGCCTGATATTCTCTGATTGAGTAACCCATTCAAGATTTTCAAGCCTATTATCAGACTTTATACCATTGATATGATTTACCTGCATATCAGGATGAGGTTCAGTAAACGCATCCATAACAAGCCTATGCACTTTACACGTTTTACCTTCTCCATTGAGTTTTTTCAACTCAATGTACATATATCCTTTTCTTGTTGGAAATGGTTTAAGAATTTTGTCGCGTACAACAATTTTCCCCTCTTTACCTGCAATTTTGCTGCCGTGTCTATACTTGATATTCTTTACTCTTCCAAGATTTGACACAAGATAAAGACCTTCATATCCGACTACATCTTTCCAAACTTCATCCATTGTTATTTTGCTTATTATCATATTCAAATAAAATCCTACGGCTCATAGGGAATACTTGATATATTCTTTCCAAATCTTGAGGATAGTTTTCTCTTAGCCACAAAAAGCAATCTAATGAAAATCCGACCCCATTTGAAGCCTTTAATGAGTAACGTACAGGCTCCGGCAGCCCGTTCTGCTTCATGTATGACAGGATATCTTTCTGCGTCCAGTCGGCCAAGGGATAGCACATGCCATTGTTCTCATACTTGTTGGCTTCATAACCTTTCAGCATCAGGCGGCGGTTCATGCCGTCGGCCTTCTTCATGCCTAAAAACGTGTAATAAATCCCATATCTGAGCTGCATGGCTTTTACTATATCAGCCAGTTTTAGAAGCTTTACTTTAGGATTGGGTACGCAATACATACCGCCACGAAGAATGTAGGTCAGGTTCCAGTGTGGCACCTGAATAAACTCTATTTTAGGATATTTGGCCTTTACCCAGCCTATCCATCGCTCAATGTGTTTTAAGCCTTTGACGAAGTACATGAACACGCAGACTATTCTGTCAAACTTCGGGTAGATCATGTCCAGTAATACCAAAGAATCCTTACCCAGCGATAGAAACAGTAAAACCCCGTCAGTCTTCTGTCTGACGAGGTCAATATAGCTGTATGTCCTGTCTTGCAGTGTCATTATCCGCCATTCAAACCAAGTCCGACACGGACGTTATAATACTGCTGTCTGCGGTTGATGAATCTGCCACGTTGCGACAAGCCTCCATTTTCGGTGGTCAAGCCTCTACGGCCACCACGATAACCGCCTGTTGAAAATGTGCTTCTGTTTACTCTGACTCAGCGTAAAATTTAAATTAAACATGTTTTTCTATCACTCTGCCAAGGTTATAGACTACCTGTGCTGCCAAATAAATCTCACCTTGATGGGTGTATTCAATCAAGTTGTGGTTCTCGTCTTCAAACAGCTCAATCTTTGCGTCTTTGACTTCTACCAGTGCGCTGGTTCTGCCTTTGTTGTAGCCAACAAAGAACTGAATAGCATCATAGTGTCTCGGCTGCAGCTCACCATTAACCTCTACACAAAAACCGTCAGCGTCAAGCTGGCAGTATTTCTTTTGTGTTGTTGGTCTGATCTCTCTGTATTCTTGACGTTTCTTGCCAGACAGGATTTCGTCAAAGAATTTCTGTTTGATGATAAGATTAAGTATTTCCATAATCGTGATATATATTTTATTTAGTTGCGGATGCCGGATTCGAACCGGCGACCTCTACCAAGTCAAAGTAGCGAGCTGACCACTGCTCTAATCCGCGATGGTACCTTTTCACAAAGATACCTAATTATGAAGACAATTTTGAATAACAATTCTACACATACGAAACAATAAGCCAATTGTTCGTTATTAATTCACAAGCATGTTGCTTTATGATTTGGTCTGCTGTGTTTTCAGACCTAACAATTGTCTGGTTCTCTCTACGTCAATGAAGTTTGTCCATCCTGCATGATGCAGCTTTATGGCTGCCTCTTTTATCGTGATATCGCCACATGACACCTTTTCTTTCAAAGACTGTAATATACTTTTCATAACCATCTTAAATTTGAATAGTATATGCCATTCAGTATTTTATAATCACCAAATAATCTCACTTCGCCCTGGTACATCATGGCAAATCTTGAATAACCGCAAATCTGCTTTATAGCCCAGTCTGCCTGCTTTGTTCCATATCCAAACCGCTGTATTTCTGGGTAAATTTTCATTCTGAAGGCAATTTCGCTGTCTGTCATGTCCCCGACGGGGTAAACGTTTAAAGTCCCATTGTGAGCGAAATAAACGCCATTCTCTGCAAACGGATGACAGTTGGCCCGGCATATTGAGCCATGAGTGGCAAGTCTGAAATGTATAATGCAGTCTTCGTCATCTCCGACCTCCGAGAGGTGGCGCAAGAATGTGCGATAGTCCAAACCCTTATGAAAATGATTGGTTGAAACAAAACCATAGCCGTTGTGGTTGAGTTTTTTGATTTTTGAAAGAATGTCCAGGCTCGGCATCTGGACACCTTTAGGCTTGTATATAATGCAACACATATTGAATTTATTTTAATTGTGCGAGGTTCATGCAAGAACCTCGGCACGTGATTTGAAAAATGATTTTTCTTTGGCTGTCAAGAAAGGTATCTCGTCAATTGAGCTAGCCTCTGAACTCAATACGTTCTTCTTAGACCATGCAACCAGCTTAGCACAAAAGTTCACCCAGTTTGAAATCTTTTCAAAGTCTGTAGAGCCTTGATGCTGTCTGAACTCAATTGTTCTGTGGCGTGAATAAGAACATGCATTCACCTTGAAATACCTGTTGCCGTTCATGGCATCTAAAATGTCTGATTTTGTAGTACACCATGTAAAGTCATAGCCTTGCAGTGTTCTGCACCATCTGCTGTTGTTGGCACGCCTTGACCTTGCCATGAACGTATCAATAACTCTCTCTAACTTCTGATAGTTCTTAAATACGTTGATATAAGCCTCGTCAGACAAGTTCTGTGCGCCTATATGGACATGAAGGCCTGTAGACCTGTTGACCTGTGCGTTTGCCTCATTCAATGCCTTGCAGCATGTTTCTAGGCTTTTCATGCCTGCCTTGCCTGTAAGTACTGGCGACACACATTCTATTGGGTTGCTGCCCATTATGGATGAATCAGACACGAACTTATAATAGTGGTTGTTGTCTGTGTGGTTGTAGCCCTCATACTGAAATGGCATTGCGTTTCTTGTCGCACATTCACGCATAATGCTTGCAGCGACAAGGCATTCTATCTCAACGCCAAACGTGAACTTGTGTGATTCTCTTATAGGTTTCGGCAGTTCTGAAAGCAGAAGTTCTATTTCATACTTTCTCAAACCTAACTTTATGAAAGCAGCTTTCTTTGTTGCCTTAGAGCCTTTCATGTTCTTAATCTCGTCAACTTGTTCATTCAATGTCTTCATAATCGTACGTGTTTAAATTGTTGTTATTTATTTGTGTGAATCTCTGAAATCAAACTCTACAACTTTGTGATACTTGTGTATCTCATACAAACCAGTTGCGCAGCCCATTGCAGATGCAAGCCTTACAGCTTCTTCTAATGCTGTCATCACATCAGCACTAGCGTCAGCAGCTTCAGCCTTAGATTTATCATACTCTCGTGCATTAACTGTTGTTTCTTGTACCTTTTCAGCTTCTTGAACTCTTTTAAGTGCTTCATTGATCAATCTTACTTGTGCCTTAATCTCTTTGATGTATTCACTACTTGTTGTCTTCATAATTGTATGTGCTTAAATTGTTATTACTTATTGTTTGACGTTGCAAATGTAATGCTTAAAACATTACCACACAAATAAAAAGTAATGTTTTGTCTTTATCTTAACATTATTTAGTAATATGAATAACATTACATATATAAGAATAAGTAATTTTGTAGCATTAAATTTTATAGATATGGATAATATTGAAGCATTACTAAAAGAAAAAGGGTTGACCAAAACGGCTTTCTCTGATTTATTAGGTATCAAAAAACAAAATCTTAATGGATTAATGAAAAATCCAACATTAGAAACTATTAAAAAATTTGCATCTGTTTTAGGTGTTGAAACATGGCAGCTATTTGCTAATCCAGAAGAAATACATCACAAAAAGGATGGTATATCTTTGACTTGTCCTCATTGTGGAAAAGAAATAAACCTAAAAATAGAATAATCATGGAAACGCCTACTAAAGAGAATACCCTTTATTTACCTATAAAGCAAGTTTATTTTGACCAGATAATAGCAGGTATAAAGAAGGAAGAATATAGAGAAATCAAAGAGGGTATTACCGCTAATCGCTATCTTTTAAAAGACAAGAATGGGAAATATGTTCTTAATCCTGATGTAACTCAGTCAGATAAAGAATATTTCATTGACGATTATAATAACGGAAATTTTCCGTTTGTACCTAAGCCTTACAAATATTTGTATATTGCCGTTGGATATGCAAAAGAACGTGATACTGCTATAGCTGAGGTTGATGGTTTTAGGTTTATACCTAATATGATACGAGGCAACTTATACGCTTTTTGGCAAATAGCTTTTCATTTAGGCAAAATAATAGAAATACATAGAAAATAAATAAGGCGGGAAATCCCGCCTTAAATCATCCACCATTAAGCCCCATATAGGTACGTTTTGAGACTTGTGTATTCCAACTGGTTCCGTTCCTATTGAAGTTTCCAAGATACTTGCCTGCTATCCTATTTACAAGGTTGTTAGGGCTGTCAAAGTTACTTCCATAACGCTGTTGAGCTAATCTGTTAGCTTGTTAGGCTATTTCCCAACCTGATTTTGTTCTTCTTCTGACTCGGATTTAAAATTTAAATTTGTTAGACATAAGAATTCAAGCATAGGGACTTTATCCCCATTAGAAACATTCTGTTACTTGATTAGTCCTTTGTTTTTTCAACCTTTCTATAATTTGGTTGTAAAGATACTCTATATCTTGACGAAAGTTCTTATACTGCTGATAGATAAAAGAAACGTCAGCAATATTGTTTGATATGACACATGGTGATACATCTGGAAATACGTTGGCTAACTCGGCTCTGATACCATTGGGCAACCGTCCACCGGCAAGGGAACTTGGAGCATATAGGAACAGCACAATAAAAAGAAACTTCTTGCGCTGCATAACGCCGTCAGGATTTGGTGAATGATCTGTCTCTGCAACAATGTTCTTAAACCAGGAATAAATTTCTGGAATGAGTGATGTATCCTGCAATAAAGCAGATGAAAGTTCTCGTTCACGCTCTGATAATCTTGATTTTTGTTCACGAATGGCCTTTAACTCCATGATTGATGAAAATTCTTTTGTCATAGTATGGTCTTTTATAAGAAAAGTATTATATTTGTGGCCTAATCGTGCGTGGAGTCGGTCTTTTATCGTGGGGCTGGCTCCTTTTTTAGTAGGCAATATAATATGAAACAGTATATTATTTTTATTTGCTTTCTTGGCTTCATTAATTATGCATTCGCTTCTAATACGAAGAATCAATCTGCAATTGATTGTAAAATCCTGATTATGGAACAAAAACTGGAGAATCTTCAAAATAGTATAACTGAACAGGAAACTATTTTGCAAAATGGTATTAATAAGCAAAATGTATTCTTGGAAAATAATATTGACCGATTAGATAAAAACATTGATCGTTGGATCTCTATATTAAGTGTTTTTCTTGGAATGCTATCTGTATATCTTGTATGGAAGACAGAACACTCGGTTAGTAAATTAGAAAAGGAGGTTGACCGATGTAAACGAATCAAGGAAGAAATTGAATCGTATAGATCTGAAGCCCAAGCTAAACTTAATAAGATAAGAGATATCGACCAAAAGGCTCAAGTATTTTTTAATAAAATAAAGACAGATAAACTTTTCTTTTCCTTTGCTCCATCATCAATGAAACGAAATCAATCTGCATCTGGTGATAAAGAAATCTCTCTCCTCGTAAACGAAATTGATAGTATTAAAACTGAATCACAATACACATCTAATGATTGGCTTTTAAAAGGAATAAATGCACAATTAAATTGCCAATATGAGGATGCATGTTTCTACTACAAAAAAGCATCAGAAATTAACCCCAATAATGATTCTAGAATATATTTAAATTGGGGTGTAGCATTAGTTCAACTTTACTCCTCATTAAACAGTTTACATTCAAATAAGAATTTTATACTTAAACTATTTGACAAAGCTGATAGCATTCAAAAAGGAAGTGCAGATTATAATGTAGCATGTCTTTATGCTTTATTAATGGATAAGAAAAATTTTCTGATTTATTTAAATAGAGCAATAGAGGAGAACAAAGAACTAAGTAGAGATGACATTGAAACAGAAGCAGATTTTTCCGCTTTTCACTCAGATCCGGATTTTATAAAAATTCTAGACAATTATTTCTCTTAAATATAGATATCCATGGTAACCGCTTTATGGCAGTTACCATGGATTCATAAGCACTGGCAAAAATTGTCAGCCTTTATTTTCTTTCCACTGCTCAAAATATGGAATATTGCTTCTACATCCTTCTTCTATAAAGTTGTTTATAATATCCATATCTTCATCACACGTACATCCCTCTATATTATTTTTCTGATAAGTCAGCATTTCTGCCGCAAATCGACAAAACATATTAACGGAATTAGAAAAAGTTGTAATGGTATGTTTAGTAAATACAGGAATTAACGAATAAGCGACAGCATCATCCGATACATATTCACCTAACAAAGACAGAGTTTCATCTTTTGATGAATGTGATATTTCACTAAAAATTCCATATAAAGGACCACAATTCTTCATATTTTTTACGTAGGGAGTTTTCCCATGAAGAGAATTTATAGATTTATTCTCTAATTCTTTGTAACGGCTTAATAATTCCAATTGTTTACGCAATAAAACAACTGCTTCTATATTCTCACTATGCTTTACTAAATCAATTATCACATAATGTGTCCGAATAAAAGACACTATAAGTTTAAGCCTATAGACTTCATTTTCATCAGAAACTCTTATATGATAATCTAGTAATCTTTTAGAAACTAATGTCATAAAACAATCCATATAATGAATCATTTTATCAATGTTAGGGCAGGTTGAACGAAAATTTCTAAGATTTTCATCTCTTTGCTCGTTTAAAATATCACTGACCATATCTATTATAGTTTATGGTGTCAAATATAACAACTTAATTCAATATTCCCAAAACTAAGTTTCCCTTTTTACATTCAGAACAGAATTGTCAAACAGAATTGCATCTTTCAGAACCTAGTTCTAATAACCTTTTTTGGCCCATACAGAGGGATGATTCTGCACGCAATCGGCGATTACTACGCTGCCGATAATAGCACCTACTAAGAAGTTAAAATCATTCCACTGTTTGTTTTCCGGCAGTGCTAATATCTGGTCGTTGGCGAGGATCGAATCATAGAAATTATCATACTTCAATGGTTTGCCGCTTGCATGTATCAGTACCCTTTGACCGATATACTTCTGAGGACACATCCATGTCCGGTTCTCGACGTCTTTTATACCATGAGCAATTAAGCTCGCCCAAGGCTGTTTGATTGATATTGCTTTCATAATGCTTTAAACTTTATGTTCGTCATTTCTTATCATTCAACTTCTTCAATTCGATAACAATCTCATACAGGGCAGCAAGCACAAATAAAGAAAATGAATAAAGAGCGTACTTGAAATCACCTAAAATTATCCAACTTAAAGCATTACCCAAAGACAAACCGTATAAAGTACAAATCAGTGTCGTACTCAACCATTTACAAAATTCATCCATATTATTCCCTCTTTTTAAGTTCCGCAATAAGAGCATCGGCAAAGTCCACAGCCTCTTTTGCGCAATACTGGTCACTCTTGTACTCAAACCCCAAATCTGAATCATCAGCACGCTCTGCCTGACCGTCGTCAAGGTATATTACCGGGAGCATGGCCTTTGCTATTTCATAGCGTCTCTGTTCCCAGTCGATATGTTTCTCATACTCTCTCTCAAATATTTCAAGCTCTTCATAGTGATATTTATTTCCGTCCGTATCTCTGTATATTCCACGCGCATAATCAAGGAAACTTACTTTTTCATTTAATTCGATTATTTCACCTGTAGCCTTGATACGTGCTTTCACTGTTTCTGTGCGATTATTTGTATTTTGTAAACTTTTTCTTGCTTCTTTTGGGCTCATACTACTTGTCTTATCAGGTTAATATTTTTATTTACCAACTCAATGATTTCGTTGTGCATCGGTGTATTGCTGTTACATACGCCACGGCTCTGCACGACTTTAAAGGTTTTAAGGTTCAGCTCAATTGTTTCGATGCGGTTTCCAGCTTTGTCCTTTGCAGACAGAATCAGGCTTTCTTTTTTCTTGTAATAGCCACATGCATATACACAGTGGTGCATAGCCTCTCCTTCCTCGACCATTTCCGCAACGGACCGTATGACAGTTATAACGATGTCTTCGTTGCCGAAGCATATACCGAAGAAACGACCTTTTTCCTGTGCGTAGGTCTTTTCCCATCCCAAGGCTTCTCTCATTTTGTCAATCTCCCTTTGTCTGGCTTCCTCGCGGTTCATTCTTTTTAGAAGCTTGTCATGTTCCTTCTTCAGATTGGCCGGACATACATATTTCGCATTGTGCGTGTCCATATTGAAATGCAGTAGCATTTGTATGTAGTCAATCCACATCGAAGCATCTTTCACCCTGTAGGCGTTTCTGTTGCAGATGTTTATTGAAGGTTTCACGTCCTGTGGAATGCCTCTTATGCTCTTCGCATAAAGCAGATTATACTGTTTTGTCTTGATAAGCATTTCGGCTTCGTTGTCTGTCAGCAACATAACGGCAAGTCTGTTTACTGATATTCCTTTGCAGCGGAATGTAAAACCGTTTCTCTTTAACTTTGGGATAAGTCCTCGGACCGGATAAATAAATTCAGAGTAGATATCATATTTGTCGGGACTATATGAGTATCTCCCGTTTACTTTGTCCTTTATGCTCATGGGCTTGCAGAAGTCCCAGGCATCATACACCCAGGCCATAAGCCTACATGGTCTTGCCATGATATATTCCTTCCCATCCTCTGATATCCAGTTCTGTACCGCTTCGTTTATGCTGAAGTATGGTTCATACCCTTTGGATATGTTTCCAGACATCTTGTACATCTGTCTTTCGATTATAAAGTGACGAAAGACCTGAAATCCCCTGTATGTTGTCGCTACCGTGAAGTACCAACGCTCGATAGATTTGCGTTTCCGGCTGTTTTTAAGCTTTAAATGTGTTCCACAATGCGGACATACAGTTTCGTCTCCTACGAGATCTATACCGAGTGGAGAAACTGTTTTTTCGTGAACCATTCCACAGTTCATGCACCATACTTCGCCCTTGTTGTAGTAACCGATTTTCTCAAAACAGGTATCTTTAGCCCATTGTTTCTGTTTTTCAGTAATGGCCGGCAGCTTTGCACTAAGTTCGGCCACCAACCGTTCTGTTTTGTTACGTGGTTTCATAATCTTAAAAGTCGAATAGTGATTGCTCTGCGTGTTTACTTCTTTCTCTCTCAGCCTTTCTGCGTTCTGCAAGTTTCTTTGCCTTTTCTTCATCAGCTTCACGCATACGGTAGATGCACTGTTGCTGGTATGCCTTGACAGCCTGCTCATGGGCTTTTGCTTTGTCTTCTTCCGAAAGTTCTACTGCTGATGCTGAAGTGTTCACATGTGTTCCTTTGGGCAGCTTGTTTATCATTATGTCATCTTCGTCGTAGTAGTGGACTGCCAGCCCGAATACTTCAGCGTCAGTCATGTAAACAGCATTACCACGCTTATGTGCTTCTCCAATGACATAATCGAAGCATTCGTCTATATTTTTGTTAGCTTTCGCATAACTCTGTGCAAATTGTTCGTCATTTTTAGCCCGTTCGTCCAGATAAGCCTTAATGGCATCTTTGACATGATTTTGTTCTTTGCTCATATTTTGGTATTAGTGATTTTGACTAAGTTTGAGGAAATTTTCTCAAAATTTCCCCAAATTTCCGTTTTATAACTAATATTCACTATCGTAAATACTACCCACAACCTCGATTTCATATATAGGGTTAGACAATCTCATATCTCCGAATAGTGCATCTAAAAATGTATCTCCTACGAATAATACGGAAGGTTCGCTTACAACTTCGCCTGTCCAATCACGTATGACATCACCTTTGAGTTCGTCCAATGAGAATGTCAATAGCTCATTATTATCAAATAGACCAAAACCTTTGTTTGCATATTCAATTATATGCAATCTATCTCCCGGATATATTTCCTTGCCATTCTTATCTTTTAGCCCCGAATATCTGGAAATAGTTTCTTCGTGTACTTTATGGTCTTCAACGACATACCAAAAATTATCAGTCTCGAATGCTGCCAAGTTTTTAAATATAACCTTTCCTGAAAAGGAAAGGACAATTATCTGTCACTTCTGCTAAATATCCATAAAGCCATTCATCTGTTTTTATAGATTTTCCTCTATATTTAAATTGTTCCATATTATTCTGCTTTCTTGTTCAGCCTTTCCGTTTTATCAATTTATCAATTTATCGAAAGTTCCAGCACAATACAGCAGGGATAACATAATAAAAGTCGAAATTATCTCTGCCCAAAAATTATATTTACCGTCTTTCGGCTCGCCGTGCTTTGCTAAAGTTATGCCAAGATTAATGGCGAAAATTACAAGTATTATTATTGATGCTATCATAATTATTCTGCTTTTGAGTTTTTGAAAATCTCTATGATTTGGTTGGCTGCTTTTTGTGCGGCTTGTTCGGTTCTAAAACAATTTAAGGTCTTTACCCTTAAAGAATCCACACTAAACGAACTTACATAATGTGTACTATACACATTAAAATTCATTCCAACAAACCAAAATAACTCTCCATCCTTTGGTTTCCACCTTATATCTTCCAAACATTTCTTTTCTGCGTTCCAACGCTTGTTGCATTCTTTTTCAAGTGCTGTAAGGAGATTATCTTTTTCGGCTTTGGTAGCGTAACGGGAATTGCTGATATGTGCATAGCAAACAGAGCCATAGAGATTATAACAATTATTGTTACCCCGGAAGCATTGTATGCCGCAGTAGCAACCTGCAATATCATCTTTTCTTTCTACGTCTTTATAGATGAATATTGCAAACGACTCACCTGAATTACAGTAAAGGAAATCACCGTCTTTAGGCTGAAATCTATCTTTTAATTCAACCTCGACAACAATCTCTCCGTTATCTACGTGAGCGATATATCCTTTTACTTCTGCACCTTTCGGTAGCTTATTTCTATATTTCTTTTTCATTGTTTTTATTTTTCTTGTTCAACATTTCCGCTTTTTCTCGCGCATATATCCAAGTATTCACATCAGCCATGACATTAAGAACTGCCTTCAGACCTGTTTCAACAGACTTATCCTCCGCAATATTCACATCGTCCGTCAGTTTATCCTCAACAAGTATGCGTGCTATATTACGCAAACAATACTCAAGTGCAGAACAGGACATAGACGAGAGGCATGAAGATACAGTCTGTCTGCCTTTACCCTTCATAACAATTGTAAAGTTTGTAAACTTTGCGGAACGTCTCTTTACATATTCAACGGCCTCGCTGGCAAGCGACTGAGCAACAAGGATGGCTGCGCATACGTTTATATCCGGAACGTCGTATCGTCCTAAAGCATTTGCCAAGGCGATGCGTAACTTTTCTGTATAAGGCTGCACTTTTTCGTAGGCTGCATTGCCAAAGTCTGCCACCCACGCCTTGTCGCAATCGTGAGCCAATAACTCACCGATTGCAAGGGTTAGCTTCCGTATCTCGCCCATACTCGCTTTTGTACCAGTCATGCGATTAATATATTTTCTTATCTGTCTGTCATCGTATAACTCCGGCAAACGCTCTTGCATCATATCCATTGCGTCAGTGGCGTGTATTATTGTTATATAGGCCAACGCAGCAGAGCCGAATACAGAGCCTGTATATTCGTCTCGTGAACGCTCCACCGAAGGCAGTGCGCCACGCATAAGATATGCGTTTGGTTTGATTGTGTCATTCATTTGTTTCTGATTTGTATATATCCAAGTTTTTCAACTTCCTGTAATTCCTTATATTGAACTTCGTTAATTTCGACGGCATTTTCACCATTTACTGTCATTCCCTGGCAAATATTATAGCGCTTCCGGATACGATCAATAATATGGGTATCTTTGGTTTTCCAGTAGATAGTCGTCTTCATACTCTTTGCCCCCATTTTAAAGCTTCAAGTAGCATATAATACAGCTGTTTCTTTTCTTCTATCGTGCAGAAATCAAAGCTGTCTACATACTCTAAGGCATTAAACTTTATCATTTTCATATCTGTAATTCTTGTTTATTTTCTAAGGCTAGCACCACTGAAAAGAATGGTTTTTGTTATCGCTCTCAGTCTGTCAATGGTTCTTTCTCCGTATTTCTCTTTCAGTTCATCTATTGTGAGGTTTGTAGTGAGAATAAGAAGCTTTCCTTTCTTTTCGGCCTCGTCAGCCAGTTCAGCGAAGGCCAGTCTTTTCTCGCCGTATTTGATACTTAGATTTTCTGTTCCGATATCATCAACATAGATGATATGCTTCTTTTTTACTTCGTCAAGATTGGCGTTCATCTGTTGTGCATCGTAGCAGCTTACCACTTTACGGCAGTAATGATTAAATAGCAATGGTATAATCTTACCACAAATAAGCGTTTTTCCCCTTCCACAGTTGCCGAAACACAGAAGTCCGCGGCCATTGTTGCCTGTCAACCAGTTTACGACTTCATTATATTCAGGGAGCCATTGGGCCTTATCTTGGGTGAAATATTTGATACCGGACCAAAGTATTCTTTTCGCTTCAGGAATGTGAATGTTCACGGTATTAGGTACAGGGGAGAAACCGGTATCTTTGAGCCTGTCTATTGTTTGTTGAAAATTAATATGTTCCATATTACCAGCCTTTAGTGTATTTTTCAGGTGAGTTGTCTTTGAGTACTATGCCGGCTTCAGGCTTTAATGGCATCCGTTCACGGTTCGCCCATGTCACAAGCCTTTTCGGTAGTTCCCAAGTCTTTTCAAGTTCATATCGCATCTTGGTTCCTGATTTGTTCAGCTCACTCCAGTAGTCGAAGAAAGCCCTGATCATTTCTTTTGGGTATTTACCTACATAAGGAACCAGGGACAAATAGAAAGAATCTTTACGTGAGAGAGTAGCGGCCTTAGCCGCGTCCTTCTTTACTACTACTGGCGTAGTAGTTTCTTTAATATTATTTTTTCCTTTTATTTGCTTTGTGTCACCCGTGTGTCGTTTTTCGGCCTTTTGAGGGGGGTGTGTCACTTGGTGTGTCAATAGCTGTGTCGTTAGCTGTGTCACTTGTGAACGTAACTCATTGATTTCTTGTAAGATAGTTGTGTCATTACTTGTGTCATTTGCTGTGTCACTAACTGTGTCAGAAGGCATTCCATTGTACTCATTATATTTCACCAAAGTTATCACATTCATACCTTGTTTCTGTGACAAGGTTATCATGTTTTCTCTTTTCAGATAAGCTAGGAAAGTTCTTACTTTTCTTTCTGTCCAACGCCAACGTTTTGATAAAAATCTTATAGATGCAGGATATTGTCCTCTTGTATAAGAGACTTCTCGACCTCCGATACTCTCCATACGGGGCGTTGCCTCAAATCGTGCTGACTGTATAAGGTCAAGCCACGCTTCGCAACTGCTAAAAGTCCGGGCTTCATTCCACAGATCATTCGAGAAGAACTTGCGGCTTAGTTTTATATATCCTTCCATAATATTAGAATCTTACGTTGGTCAACTGTCTATTGTTGGAGAATACGTCCCATTTACCATTGCCTCCGTTTACAAGGCGTAAATCCTTGACTTCACCGAAGCGTTTGATGTTGCCACAGAGATCAACAATCCATCCGGCTTCCTTGGTAGGGTGGGGGCGGATGGCGCGGCCCACTATCTGATACCAGAGAGCCAGAGACATCGTTGGACGGGCCATAACGATGGTGTCAAGTTCAGGATAGTCGAATCCTGTTGTAAGTACGCCGACATTGGCGACGACGGGTATCTCTCCGGCCTTAAATTCTTCAAGGATGCGCTCGCGTTCTTTCTTTGGCGTGTCTCCAGAAACGATAGCAGTGCCAGGTATAGACTGCGTAAGTCTTTGCGCCTCTTTTAAGAATCTAGTGAAAACGAGTATGCCTTTACGCTTGCCGCCAACTTTCGGATTCATAAGCCTACGGACGATGCTTACCAAAAATCCATAGAAGTCAATACGCTCATATTCTTTTACTACTGATTTGTCCGTATAGTCGGCACCTGTCGTATTTACTTTTAGGTTAAGCTCATTCCAGCCCAAAGGGTTCATGGCGTAATAGTTCAGCTTTGAAAGGTAGCCCATATCCAATAGAGTGGAGATTTGCACCTGATAGATGACTTCGGAAAATACACATGGGCGTGTTCGTGTGATGAACTTCAGCATCGATCCGAAGTCACGGCTTGACGATAAACGGTATGGTGTTGCTGTCAGTCCAAGGACCTTACACTGCAGCATGGTAAGAAAATCTTTGTACATACCTTCTTTTGGATTGACAAGGTGGCACTCGTCTATGATAATGTTCCTGAAATGTTGGAACAGTTCAGGATGATTTTTAACGCTGCCAATTGTGGCGAACGTTATCCTTGAAATATCCTTACGTCCAAATGACGCAGAGTATACAGAGCAGTCAAGGATACCATAAGAACAAAGTTTCAGATAGTTCTGTTCGAGTATCTCTTTCGAAGGCTGGAATACAAGCGTGTGCCCTTCAAGGCGGCTAGCGATATCGGCTATCACTAGGCTTTTGCCAGCTCCAGTCGGTAATACCATGATGGCATTGTTTCTCTTAGTCTTATTTGCAAAGAAACTGACCGCCGCATCACTGGCTTTTTGCTGGTAATCTCGTAAAACATAACTCATAATCCTTTCTCCTTACTCAGTTTATCTCCCAAAGCCTTGTAATACTTGGTGAGCTCGATTAATTCAAAATCAGTCCATTTCTTCGCCTGGCTTGCTCTCCATGCCAGCTTGTCGAATCGTAGCTGGCCGATTTTAGCTTTCAGGTTCGTTTCGTAGCGTATCAGATGGTCGGCACTGAATCGGTTGCACGCCCGGCATTCTGCATGGGCGTTATCCTCGTCAAAGCGTGTGGCCATGTGGCGGCGCGAATGGAAGTGTCCGCAATCTGCCTGTTCGTATGGCTTTATCTGGCCGCATGAGATACAGCGGAAATACCCGTTCGGCATACAATCACGAAGCCGGATATAGCGGCTGAAAACTTTGTCGAGTTTGGCAACTAAATCCGGCTTCTTCTTTACCTTGATACCTGCCTTGTCAAATAACGGCAAAGGCTTTTCTTTCTTTTTTTTAGGCTTCTTGATGTAATACATATTTGTCAATCCTTATAATCATTACTACCCCAAGTTCCATATATTTCTTCATCACTCTCACCATTAAGTTTAGCCCTTTCTATTTCTTTATTCATGCTATGTGAAAGACCAGTCAAATCTCCTGAAAGACTTTCGAATGACGAATATTCTTGTGTACTATTTCTGCTTATTCTGTGTGTAATGTATTTTTCAATACTATTGAATATTGGATTATCCTTTTCAGACATTTCTAAAGATATATATCCATAATTGAATGTAAAGGGAGTATCTAACTTATCTAATGCTTCTCTATTCTTTACATGCTTGCACATCATTTCAACCGGAAAAGTCATTTGTAATCGTTCTTTCTTAATCATTATGGCTATCGCATCATATAAATCCTGCTCTTCATCGGTCAGCTTAAACCAGTTGATATTCTCAAAGCACCACATGATATAACCAATGTGAGTAAGTATGATATACTTTATATCTTTTCCCTTGTATTTCCCGAATGTTAATTTCCGTTCGTCTTGCATAATGCTTCTATTATTGGTTTACACAGTTCAACAACTCTTCTGCAATCATTCACATCGAACATACCTATGTGACAAATTTCACGCGGTACCCCTAACTGGTTGGATAACCACAGATAAGCCTTGTTCCTATTCGATGTATTTGGGATATGCTTCTTCCAAATCTTGTTTATAAGATTTGTCTTGGCTATCTGGTCAAAATAGAAATGGGCTTCTTTCTTGGCTTCCCTCAGTTCTGCATTTGCCAAACGCCCTAATGCTTGGTCTGTCCCTTTATGTACACCTACATAAGCCCTACAATCCCGACAAAGATAAATCATGCCGTATGAACGCCCGTAGATTACAGAACTATCTACAAATTCAGTTGGTTTGCCACAATAAGGACAAATCTTACCAGTAAGTAATTCATCCATTATCTCAAAGCATTTATAACGTCTCCAATATCTTCGCAATCAGTAATGTATTCAAAAGAAATGTATCTATTATCACACCCATAGCCATCGCCTGAAGGGCTATCGCCTATAAATGGGATTATTTCTTCAAGATTATTTTCTTTAATTGCTTTCACCACAACGTTCAATCGTTCAATCACAGCATTCTTTAATGCTTCCTTATAGCGTTTGCCAATTATCCTCCTTATTTCATCATCTTTTATTCCTGAATCTTTCAAACAGGAGAATAATTCCGCTCTAAAATCTTTGTCAAAAATCTTTTCCATATAATTGTATTTTTTGTTTGTGGTACCGGCAGGATTCGAACCTACATGAGCTTTCTGCTTTGAGTAACCCTTCCGGCTGGGTAAAGCTCCAGTACTCGTCGTGCGTCTACCAATTCCGCCACGATACCAGATGCCCGTCTTTCCGGGCTGTCAATTATACTTCGATGATTACGATATCAGGGGCTACACCTTTGATCGCTTCAATCTGTTCGTCAATCACCTTGTTCTTGTATTCTTCAATAGTCTCATTTGCACCTGCAGAGACCAAGGACAGAGAAACTTCTCGGCCATCAACATCTGCATAAATCTCAACTTCTATTTCTTCACAGGCAAAGCCCTTGAAAAGAGGAATATTGAGCTTGAACGATTTAGGAAGATTGGAATCTACGACCTGTGAATAATTGTCTGTCTTGCTTCCATTTTCTTCCTTGCTGCGCTCTATATCCTGATTAACCTTTGCCTTGAAGTTCTTCAAAGTGGACACAAGCATCATGTTCTCAGACTTATCTTTGAAAAAGGCACGATGCATCTTAAAAAACTGAGACAGCTTGATCGGTTCCCATTTCTTCTCGGTGTTGATGCCGAACTCCTGCATTTCTTTTGATGTTATCAGAAAACCACAGACTTCAGTTTGATAGTAGTTGGTCTCATCAATGGTCAAAGCCAATCCCATCTTATCACGATTGACAATGATATTTGATGCTTTCTGATTAATTAGTCCAATGCGCTTTTCCAGCCATTTGAATGGTGCTTCAATGGTTCCGGCAATTGAAACTTTTTTAGGCTCTTTAGGATCAAGCGGTTTTGCAGCTTGTCCTTCTCTTAATACTACTTCGATAGGCGTACCATTATAGTCTTTCGGTACAATCAAATTGATTTTGTTCTCACTCATAATTAATTGTCTGTTCCTGTTTTACGGTTAATACTAAATACTGTTTTCTGCATTTCTTGTGGCATGATAGGGCGGCTATAAACCAATTCGCCCAGTCTGTTATAGAAGCCTGCCATTTTTTCGTCATGATAGAGAATCTTGGCGCATTCTTCATTGTCAACGAACTCAGTACCCCTTTTGATGTGGTCTAAAAGTTCTTGTTTTTCTTCGTTTAATGGTTTTAGGCGTTCTTTGAACTCTTGCATGGCTTCCTTTTTCTCTACTTCAATATCATTGATGGAGATAGAGACTTCTGCAAGCACTTCTTTCTTTTGTGCAAGTTCATCTGGCGTGAATCGATGTGTATATCCGATTTTCTCTATCGCGTCTGCATTATCTTGAAGAAACTGCCATCGTTCCTTCTCTGGAATGTCTTGTCCTAAAAATTTGTCCATAATCAAATAAACTCTTTATTGCGTTCAATTTCTTGTTGTGCAAAAATTAGCATCTGTTGTTCGTTGGCAGCAGGCAAGTATATTCCTGCGACGGATGAACTCCAGTTACGGAAGCGGTCAATGCTTAAAGTCATTTCGCTTGTGGTAAGCTCTGCTGAACTTCTCAGATAAGTTACCTCTTTGCCTTTTTTATTGACCGTCTTTCTCTCAAACAAATCACGGTTGCAAGTCCTTTTATAGAAGTCAATTTTGGCTTCGTCAAGGCTGCAACCGTACTCACTACCGAAATACCCTAAAAGAAGGTGCAGATAGCTGTTTTGTGCTAAAGTCCGGTTAGGATGTTTCTTTCTTAGTTCAACTACGGCACGCTCTTTGAACAGCTTATTTACATACGCCTTGAATTTGGGTACATCATATTCATTTTTTAAATTAAAAATACTCATGTCTAGAATGGTAAGTCATCTTTGGGGTTGCCGTTTGCATCCACTTCTGGAGGAAACTGTGGTGACATCGATGTTTGTTGGCTTATTGGTTGCTGCTGTGTCTGTGAAGCTGGCTGGATTGACGGTTGGTGTGCCTGCCGCCTTGCTTCAAGTTTGTAGCATCTAATTGAAGTCATACGTCTAAGCTCGCCATCTTGGTTAGTCCAGGATCTACCTTGTAAAGCAAAAGAAACTGTTATAATATCGCCAATCTTGAACTGGTCCAATTCGGCGCATTTGTCACCTGAAACCTCTAGTGGCAGGATGTTTTCATACTCGCTGCGCTCGCCTGTATATGGATCATAGGTCGTTGCATCCAGCAGGAACTCACGCTTAAGAAATGGGCTGCCGCCGTTTTTGGAAGGTATCTGGATAATCTGGCTTATTCCAATTATACGCCCTGTAATCTGGTTACTCATCTTCAGCAAAAATTTTCTTGTCTGTTATCAAATCTCTGTTATCGTTCAAGAACCTGATAAACTCCTCGCAATGATCAGTAATAATAGGTATGTCACGTTCTGGTACAAATGTGTAGCTTTCTGTATAAGTGGATTTGAAGTCTGTGATGTTATACTCAAACGACCTGACATCATTACCATTCTGCATAAGACAGTACGGATAAATCATGTGCTGCCAGTGATCCTTGAACTTACCGACATAGTAACTGCCTGTCGTCTTTATATCGTGGACTGACATCGGTAAAAGTTCGTCTATGTAACCATATAGAAGTACATCACCAAAACACGTTGGCAAAATTGCCTCTACTCGTTGCTGAGTTAATGCGCCTTTATAATAGTCTGCGAACTCACGGCATAGAGAAATGGGAAAATCAAATTGACGGTTGTTATAGGTGGCTCTTAGTCCGATTATGGTCTGTCTGCCATCCTGCATGTCTGATAGTAGTCTTTCTACCTGAACCTTTTCTGATTTCCGATTTTCAATCATGCAGTCGACCACCTCATTGAAAGCCGTCCCCTTATCAGCTGCTTCGCTGTCGAACGGGACACGGTTTATCGTATCTATCAGGCGTTGGAACTGTAGATCTTTAAATTCGTCTGGGGTATGTGGGGGATTCTCACTGAATCCCCAATATTTGCCCCATATCACATCGCTTTTCAGATATCCGGTAAAGGTATCGAGAAGCGTTGCATAGAATTTGAATTTAGGCTGCTTTGTCTGCATAAGTCTTAGTTTCTTTATCGAATATAAGCCCAAGGGCATTTACCTTTGCTGAGAAAAGACGTCTTGCCATACTTAGAGAACTTCCTACATGTTCGAAGTTGTTTATCCTCGAAGCAAAGTCGTTGGCAGACTGTGCGTCCGTTATCATTTCTATATTATCTTTTATCTCTTCAATGACTTTGTCGTAGCGTGCACGCTCTTCTTTTTTAACCTGCAGCATGTTGAGATAAGGCATGATGACTTTTGTACTTATAAAATCATTCTTTGCAGTCGGGTTGCCGTTTTTGTCTAGAATGCTTGGCACAAACATTACGCCCGGCAGGTTACAGGTGTTCTTGCCGTCGTTGCGTGATGTCGGATCGAACGTGACAGTACGTTTTTGTACACCGTTCTCGTTGCGCATCTCAAGATATCCGAGCAAGTCAAGTTCTGTAACGATTGAGTTGTATGATTTTTCACGCAAGGCAGGGATAAATACTGTGTCGTCTCCATCTTTTCTCGTGTCTCTGTGGGCTACAAATACCACGTTTTTGTTGAGCGATGAAAGCGTGCGTGTCATCCAAGAAAATTCGGCGTTGATGCCACCCCAGTCCCTGATTTGTGGCTGGCGTGTACCACATTTATAGGTGATGATAAAATCCATCATCTTGCCGATTGTATCTACCACGATAGTCTGGTATGTAGATAAGTCTTCTTGCAATACCTGCTGGACATCCTGCCATGAACTGACCTGAACGATGTCAATACCATCCAAGTGAGCCATATTGACACGCTTCACACCATTGTCAAAGTCGAGTAGCAATGGTTTTGGTGCGCTTAATGCTACTGTCGTATTGTGTGTTACAATATAATTATCTGTTACATACAATTCATCTTCATTAGACACTTTTATGCAAACGCACTCACAATCATCAACACGGGTAGCATCAATAATGTATCTCGACACTTTTGCATCGTTCCATTGAGCGGCTTTTCTTCTCAAAGAAAATGGACATATTTTAATTCTCATGCTTACTCTGTACTCGTCACTTTTATCCTCTCTTTCGTAGACATGAACATTAGCAATTCCACCAAGAGAGTTTACAAGCTCTACTACATCGTAGGCCAATATTTTACTGCTGGTTGAAAAATAAATCCTGTTCTTGCAGGCAAAGCCATCGGTATCCATTAAGCCACGCAATAAAGAAAGACGTTGGTTCTTGCTTCCGTATTTATAAATATCAGGGATGAATTTATCACCTGACTTTACATCCAATCCCAAACGCTTTAAACGCTGAATGTATCCTTCTCCATCTCCTTTGCGTACAATACCATACTGAGGACAATTTGGAGCATCGTTCTTTTTTAACTCATATTCGCATGGCAATACGTCTTTTACCGTTTCTGCGATTTGGTTGTCCATATCAGGATTTGAAAATAATGCAACGCTTCCGGTCAAAGAACCATCGCCTATAAGAACACCAAGAATGTAAGGACTGACTTCATATTCCCGTTCAGGAAAATCCATAGCATCCGCCACTGGGATTTCAAATCGTGGCATCGCCTTTCTTCCAGTACGTTCCTCTCTTGGAGTCTGTTTACAGACAATTCCTTTTGATAACATTTCTTTTAAGGTCAGATTTTTAAAACCTGCTTTTCTACTGTTACCAGAACTGGCACGAACATTCCAAATATGTTCTTCATCACAATAAGTAATAGCCCCATCATTTGTTGTTACTTTATAGACAGGCCGAACACCTTGCGGATATACACCGATAACTTCTTGAATTTTTCCATTCTTACCCATTACCTTATCGCCGATTGAAATATCAGCAAGTTTTTTGTACCCATGTGGGGTTAATACCTGACAATACAAAGGTTGGGCTTTTCCCATACCAGCTTGACCGTATATCATCATTTTTACTGTTGATGGGATTACTAATTCGTTTGATTTCTTAATAAGTGACATAATCCAAAAAATTAAATTGTTAATAGTATTTCTTTTGTTTCTTGTTCAATTCTGGTCTGGTCTATATATGGCATCTTGCCATTGTCATCAAGAGTGCATAATTCGACATCAATTATACGGCAATCAGAATTAGTCGGGATAAATCCGCCTGTGCCATTATAATAGTCGTCCTCTGTGTACCCGTCGACAGTCACATCAACTGTCAATATCAGCGTCTCGTCTTTCTTTTCGACTGACACTGCTGATATTCCGGCATTAGCGCAATCGGCACATTTGCGTGCCAAATCTGCGTAGTCGCGTTCGTAAAGTTTCATAATAAAATCTTATACCATATTTTATACAAGCTCTTGCCGTATTCGGCTGAGAACCATAGAAAAGCTACTGCTAAGGCAGTGGCATCGCCTGTATGGCAGGCATAAATAAATGCTATAATGTTTACAGCTAAAACCATCTTTTTCATATATTGATTATTTTGATTATTCTACAATATCCTGCCGCGTCATCACGACGTAGCAGGCTAAGAAAAATATTCAGTTCTCAAGTAATTCTTAATAACTGACTGTTATGTATTTCATCTTGTCGTGGCCGAGAGAGGACTCGAACCTCTAACCTCGCGGACCATTCCGCGGCTCTACACTTTGAGCTACCCGGCCTTTGCATGAACTTCACAGTGGATGCAGTCAAGAAAAATGATAAAAACTAGAAACTTATAAAATTGGTACCCTGTGCCCGGTTCTACCGCAGTCTCAATGGACAGCACAAGGTTATTGTAAAAGATAAAGCATCAGCCGAAATGGTCGCCCAAACCATGCCCTTTATAACCTTTTCCTTTAGGATGGACATATTGCGTAGCATTTAGCTAAATCTTAGATCTTCAGAAATTCACGGCATTATTGCCGTAAACACATAACTGGTAAACTCATTAGTTACATGACACTTATTTTTTCATGCATGTCCAGTCATGATTTTAATTTTTGCGCTTTGTTACCGATTATATTTTTAGCCCTACTTGCGTCCTCGCTGCCGTGTCGTCGATTGTTAGTCTCGACGGCAGCTTCGCTTTCGTATTTGTCCAATATGTCAAAGAACTATTGTTAGTGGTGCAGCCGTCCGCAAGACGTGATGTCGGTTATAAGCCGTCCCTGCACCTGACAGAATTATTCGTAAGTGTTTAGTGCTTTCATCAAGCCCAATGTTGCCATTGCTTGTTTTATCTCTTTTTTCGAATAATAGAGTGGCGAGTTAATCGCCGTACCATACCGTTTTGCCTTTATGGTGCCCTTGTCGACAAGAACCTTAAATGTCCTGTAGTCGATAAGCATCATCTTTAGCCATTTCTTGACATCTTTCTGCCTCAGTCTGTCCTGAGACGGCTCATAAGCCCTTACAGCTTCCATGAAACCGACCTGTATAAACCTCTGCAATGTGTCATTAAGTTCATTAAATTCAATTGTGACTTTCATAGGCCTTTCAATTACAAATTGAAATTAAATTGGCTTTCTTAAAGCATCTGTATTCTTGTCTTTCAGTGTCGAAGTAAACCTGAACGGTGTCGTTTCTCTTTCTGTTGTCACCGCTTGTGGCTGGTATCAGGTTTTCTTTCAGTGTGCCGTATGCCTCACGTATAGAACCGTCAACTTTCTGAAAGTAGAACTTTACAATTCTCTGTTTCATTGCTGCCTTCAGCTTCATGTTGGCCCAGGCCACCTTTAATGCTTCACTCATTGTAAAGCCATTTCGCTTTACGAACTGCCATGCAAGGCTCATAATATCGTGTAATACATTTCTTTTCATAATCGTGCTTTTTGATTAATTCTTAATAATCTAAATCTCACTTACATAGCCCTTTTCATAAGCTGTCTTGCGTATGCGTTCAGCGAGATCTGTGTCTGTTATGTATGCCAGAGCCAGCATCACTGTGTTAGGTGCGCATTGACAGTCAGCTATTAGCTTCTTCATGCACCCTCTGCGTAGTTTTATTTTTTCTTTCTGTGCCATTGTATTTATTATTTTATTTATGTATATTTCCTCTATGAAAAGCAAGACCGCGACTATCTTTGTGTGTGGAAACGAGT